ATAAACAAAGAATTATTTACAGTATGAGGATCCTTTACATCCTTCTCAATCTCTTTCTTTGTTTTCTGTAATTCTAAAAGTTCTTTAGTTGTATCAGATAAAGTTCTAACAAGTTGTGCAGTTACTTCATAAGCTCGTGCTGATTCAGATTCTTTTGCAACAGCAAGTAATTCTTCAAGAGCTTCATTACCTTTCTCTATAAGAGTATGATATTGATCTCTTGAAAAATCATAGTCAGCAGTTAAATCATTTGTATCAATTTTTTCTGCTAGTACTTTTTGTTTTTTATTTACTTCAATTGGTATCAAATCGCCTGTTACATCTATCACTTTATTTAATTTTTCAACAGTTGATTTCTTCATATAGTTATCCTATTTTTAAGGCCTTCGTGCTTCAAAGTAATTTCTCGAAAGTTCACCACGCTCTATATCATCAACAACCATTCTACATCTTACATAAGTTGTTTCATTTGGTGAAGGGCCAGGTGTAGTAAAAGTTCTTATACCACCTGAATAAGAACCATTTGCATCTGGATATGTATGAGCTGCCGTAGCAGTATTTTCATATTCCCATATCTCATTACCAGCACTACCATCTTGACTTGATCCTAGTACAACTGTCCATGCCATATCTATTACTCCGTTAATGTTGTTGTATATCCATAATCATCATCAGCATCAGATGATAATGGATCAGGTTTAATATCTGTATTACTAGCTTTTGTAGTTGATGTTAAGCTATCAAATTTATTAACATCAACTTCTCTAATAACACCAACATCTGATGTAGGTCCGTATAGAAAAGCTTGAACTGTAAATGTTAATGTATGTATCAAAGCTCGTCTTGTTAAAAAATCTCCTTCATAACTATCTTCAGTAGATAACCCAGTAAAGACAATTGGTATATCTCTTTTAATACCCATTGTACTCATTTCATTCAATGTTACTTGGTACTCTGGTGTAAAGTATGGTAATATCTGTTCAAGTATTTGTGTTCCATCATCAGAGTTCTTTACCATAACACTTAAAGTAAAATCAAAGTTATATGGTACGGGATTATATACCGTAGTTAATTTTGTATTATCACCACTTTTTATTTTTTTATATCGTTTAGTTGTTTGCAATTTTCTTGCTGGATCATATACAATAGAGGTAAATTCAAATGACATTCGTGGTAATGTTAGTCCAACTTTTCCTTTACTAATATCAGTAGCCTCTCGTAATCTTACCAAAAACTTTTCAGAAGGTCCATAAGCTATAGGGACTCTAAATTCTTCTTGTGTTGCACCAGCAGATGTAACTCGTCTTACAATAATATCATTAAAGACTGTTCCAAAAAGAATAACTACATTTCTTATATTTTTATTATAAAAATAATTACCAAACATTAAGTAACCTCACCAAATGGATTAGACTCTGAAAAATCTAAGATTGAATCTGCTTCTGTTTCAAATTCTTTATTATCAGCAAATGCTGTAGTTGGTAATTCTTGATAATCTGCCGCTGATGCTTGTGACCAAACTGCGGCACTGGTTTCACCTGTAACATTTGTTGAGGCCGCAAAAGTTCCTGACGTATCATTAACCCTAAGAGTTCTTGTTGTAGCATCCCAACTAACTACCATACCTTTACCAGTTGCGTTTGCAAGACTTGGGCCTTGATAAACAGCCTCATCTACACTAAAGGTTCCTGAACCACCAGCCGTCATAACCAAATCAATTGCAGCTGATTGTTCTCGTTCTATATTATCTATATCAGTAATACCAGTTTCCAATTGCTCTTCGCTGTATTGATATAATTCACAAGTAAGATCAAAACTATAATTCTTACCAGCTTGATAAAATGGTTGTTCATGTTCAACAAATTTAATTTCAAAAAGTCCTTTACTTATTGGTAAGAAAATTAAATCTCCTTCCAATGGTTTTGCCATATCTGTTGAAAGTTCAAATCTATCTTTGTGAACTGTAAAGATAACTTCATCACGAACATCTAAACCAAACTTACTAACAAGATCACCTTCACCAGTAAATCCTTCAGTGCCTTTCATATACATTTCAATTTCATATGCAGTAGAAAATTTATTTAAAACATCTTCTCCAAGCAGTACATCTTCTTTAACCAATTCTCTTGGAATATAAAATACATCCATCCCATGTATTTGTATTACTTCACTAGTTAAAGAGTTTATTAACTCTTGCTGTGCATGAGATGTTACGTTTTGAAAGTATAAGTTAGTTGCCATTAGCCAATCATTCCATCAGGTGGAAGTTCCCATTTAAGATTCATTTCTTCTTCAATCTTTCTAATTTCCTCTACAGCTTCATCATAGATTGCCCTACCATTAAGTGTAACACCACCCGGAAGTTGCACTCCTTCAAATTTCTTTAAGTTCTCTCCCCATTGTCTTTTAATTAATGCAGTAGTATATTTTTTAAGAAACATATCATTATATACTTCAGTATATTGTGTAGGATCTAACATACGATAACATTCTATAATAAGAATATCATCAACTGTAAATTTATCTGACCAATTTGTTTCTAAATATACTTTATTTTGTTTTCTATTAAAATGAATAGTAGGTGTAACAGTAAATAAATGGTCTACCATTGACCAATTCTGTAATGACATTTGCCAATTTAACATTGATGATCCTGTAAACGTATTTAAGTCTTGAATACGCAATTGAAATTCCTCATTAAAGAAACCGGTTTGAAATGCATTAAAATTTGGAATAGGTAAAACTCTAAGTACACTAATAACAGGACCTCCTACTGGACTTGCTGGATCATCCATAGCAATATATTCGTTATCAATATCATCTTGTGTTACTGTATGCTTAAGAAAAACTTTTTCTACACCATCAAAATGATACTCAGCAAAATATTCTAAAGCATCATCTAGCCGATCAGACATTTGTTCATCATCCACGTTAATTTCAATAACGGGATGGCCCAAACGTCTTAAACAATAATCTTGTAATGTTGTTCTTGATGTAATTGCCATAGTTTTATCCTAACGCGATTGCCATTGTTACAGCCTTTGAAGTTGCTGTTGCTTCTGATACTCCTTCTGCTATAGTTATAAAACTAAGAGTACCAGAGCCATTTGTTTTTAATACTTGTCCATTTGTTCCATCTGAAACATTTAATTCTGCTATACCAACTTTATTAGCTGCTATCTGTGCATTACCAACTGTACCTGATAAATCACCACCAATAGATGTTCCTGTAACATTAGTAGAATCTGCAGCCCAACTTGGTACTCCACTAGCAAGTGTTAATACTTCTCCATTAGTTCCTTTTGCCAACCTTATATAATTAGTACCATTATAATACATAACATCACCTGCCGCATCAGAACCAAGTGCTATCTTTGCCCCAGTAACCGTATTATCAGAAGGAGTTATAGTTCCTGTTAATTTACTTGCAGCCATCCCACTAATATGGATATCATCTATTGAATCATCAGTATAATGCTCACTATTACAAGCGTTGTCTGCAAGTTTAGTTCCATCAACGGCATCTGCGGCTAACTTAATTGTTGTTACTGCACCATCTGCTAGTTTAGCTGTAGTTACAGAACCATCTAAATCCGTCAGACCATGACTTGCAATTATAACAATCGAATTATCAGATTTTCTAGTATATAACCTTTGATCTGCAACATTCATGCAGATTTCACCAACAGCTAAATCACCCGTTGTTGGAACAGCTGATGCTGTTTCACTTTTCTTCGGTTTTAGTACTATCGCCATCTACTGGATCCTGTTTAGTTTTTTCTAATTGTTCTTTTAATTGTGTTACTGTTGCTTCCAACTGAACATTCTGTGCTATTGCTTCATTCAGTCTTGTTTGTAGAATATTAATTATATTCTGTGCATACTTTATTTTATCATCAAACTCATTCTGTTCCATAAAACCTCCATTGTTAAATTAAGCCCATGCTAATGATGTAGCGTGTACTCTTGTTTCCTTTGATCCCGATGCCTGATTTGCCCATTCAATTTTATATCTCATATCAGTTCCAGAAGCACTATTTGAAAATGCTACATTATTTGCAACTAAAATCTTTTTGTTAGTTCCCCAAGTTCCTTTATCTAATAGTGTTGCTTGATCCCATCCTGTTCCACCATTACGAGATACATATGCTTTAATATCTGTATTCAATGTTGCTGTGCCTGCAAAATTTTCTATCAACATACAAATGTCACCTGTCGTTGGTGCAGACAATGCTGTGTTTGCAGTTGAT